CCTCGACCGTCCCTATTACTCGACAACAGTTTGTTGAGACTTATTCGGGCCGCAAGCGAGTGAACTATCAAAAAGCTCTGGATAGCTTGGATGTAATCCCATTGCGTCCTAAAGATTCATATATTTAGACCTTTTTGAAGTTTGAGAAAACTAACTTCACTAATAAGGATCCTGTTCCACGTGTGATCTCTCCTCGAGATCCGCGATTCAACATAGAGATTGGCAGATATATAAGGCCAATCGAGGAGCGAATTTTTAAAAGTATCGGTAAAGTTATGGGACGTGATACTGTGATGAAAGGAATGAATGCGGTCCAAGTTGCTTCCTCTATTACACGTAAGTGGAATGAGTTTAAGAAGCCTGTTGCTGTCGGTATGGATGCATCTCGGTTTGACCAGCATGTCTCGAAAGAGGCATTGGCATGGGAACACTCAATTTATGGCCGGTGTTTTTGGCAACAAAAGCACCGGTCTCGACTCCATAGTCTTACACGTCAACAGCTATCCAATAAATGTTTTGGAAGAGTTGGTGACGGTGAAGTTGAATTTGTAACTGATGGAGTTCGTGCTAGTGGGGATATGAATACCAGTTTGGGTGCATGTTTGATAATGTGTGCCATGGTGTTTTCTTATTCCCATGAGCTATCCATCAAAATTGAGTTGGTTAATAACGGAGATGATTGTGTAGTTATTATGGAGTCTGGTGATTATAGTCGATTTGCTAGTCACGCTCCAAAGTGGTTTAAAGAGATGGGTTTTACGATGGTTATCGAAGAACCTGTTTACACTTTGGAACAGATCTCCTTTTGTCAGACCCAACCCGTTTTTGTCGGGCCTGGGGCTTTTGACTACATAATGGTGCGTGATCCTCGAGTTGCTATCTCAAAAGATGCAACTTGTATGCACCCATATTACCGTCCAGTTGAATTCTTGGGCTGGATTAAGGCTGTAGGTACTGGGGGCATGTCTCTAGCTGGCTCATTGCCAGTTTGGGATAGCTTTTATGATATGTACTTGCGGTCTTCCGTCGGGCATAATGCCCATCACCTTAGTAATGTTTGGGGATGGGGTGTCCGTAAGATGGCTAGTGGTTGCTCTCGTGTGCATGGCACACCGAGTGAACAATCACGGGCATCTTTTTATTGGGCTTTCGGTATCTCTCCAGAGGAACAGTTGAGTATCGAAAAAGTCTATAGCGCACGCTTAGTGTCTGGTTTTAACGATCCAAACGCTGAGAGGTGGCTAACACTTCCTTTCTAACAGTATCATGAACGTCGCAC